TTATTTCGAGAGCTATATGCTCCCTATGCATACACATTGTTTGTAGCATAGCGGAGGTTGGTTGATAGGCCAACCCCAAACTTGGGATATCCAGCAAGCCCCTGGGTAAGCCCCTTCCTTCAGGAAAGAAGGAGTGAGGCCGGACGCCTGTTTGCCGGCTTTCGCCTGACGTCCTGCTTCCGGGTTGCACTGTCTGTGGTCAATCCACCCCTTAACCATGTCCGGGATTCTTGATCGGTGCACGTGCACCCCCAACGCCAGGGTGTTTGTGGCGGCTGGGCAAGTCTACTGCACACGATGCCTTGCGGCACGGTCTCTTCTTCCTCTTTCTAAACAGGATGATAAATTGGGCGTATTAGGGCTCTTCTACGCCCCCAAGGAACCCTTAAGCTGGACGTGCCCTCGGGGTTGGCCAACTCTCGAGTGTTCACCAGCCGGCTGCTGCTGGCTGACTGCCATTTTTCCCATTGCTCGGATGACCAGTGGGAATGGCAATTTTCAGCAAAGAATGGAAAGAGTGGCTCAGGCTATCTACCATGAGGGGGCTCTGACCCCCGCTGTGCTGAATAGATTACAGGTCTACGATCGCGGCTGCGATTGGTATCCCATAGTGGGACCTGTACCTGGAGTGGCTCTCTATGCTAACACCTTGCATGTGAGTGATCAGCCATTCCCTGGGGCAACCCATGTGTTGACCAACTTGCCTTTGCCCCAGAGACCGAAGAGGCAGCCCTTTTGCCCCTTCGAAAAAGCCAATGCCAATGTTTGGGCATTTGGACCCAATGTGGTGTATGAAACTGAGGGAAAATGGTCTTGGGCGCCTCGCGGCGATTGCCAGACCCAATTTGACCCAGTGCCCTATGACCTGCGTCTAAGGGCGAAATTTCTGATTGATAATTTCCCAGCACACCACATTGTTACCCTGAGTGCATACACTCATCACCCTCGCGGTGTGAGTTTCAGGGTGGAAAATCAGGATGGTCACCTGGATCCTGATGAAATCCCGGATGGGACATGCTGGCAAGCATTGTTCTACGGGTTGCCCGAAGGAGATTTTGAGCGTGAAGTCCGCCTTGCCGTTCAGTTCGGGTATCAAACAAAGCATGGAGTGCCAGGAAAGTATATCCAACGCCGTCTGCAAATCAATGGCCTCCGTGCTGTAGTTGACCCCAAGGGGCCTCTACAAATTCAAGCCTTTTCCACTGCAACATCGTGGATTAGGCACATTCATGTTGACGGCGTGGACCCTCTATCTGGTCCAGACTTTGTTGACATCTGCAGGATTCGCGTCGAGCCCAACACCGCCCCGCTCGCGAACCGAGATGAACAGATCTTCCGCTTTGGCCAACACAAGTGGTATGGCAAAGGGAAGAGGCTGCGCGACAAGATCCGCGCCCAGGAAGAGCAGCCTGACGAGCGTGCCTTAAGCCCTCGTGAACTTGCTCAAGTGAAGAAACATGAGACCATTGGCCGAAACATCGCCACTCGTCTCAATAGGTATTCCCCGCCCGGGGATGGGAATTGCGGGTGGCATTGCCTTTCCGCAGTCTGCAACAGAATGCTTGTTGGGGCTTTTCAGTCCAGCCTGACTGCTGCTGCTAGACCTTCCCAAGATTGGGCAACTGATGAAGACTTGGTGCAGGCCGCCCAACGGCTCGGCCTCCCAGTGGGATTGTACCGGAACGGCGCCTGCCCTGACGCCAAGTATGTGCTCTCCCTTAAAAATGACCACTGGATTGTGACTTGCAAACCAGGGATGGCCCCAAAGCGCCTCCCACCGGAGTGTGCCCACGGGGTCTGCCAGCACATCGGTTCCCAGATCGGTGGAGCGGCTGAACCCTGTATAATTAGGAATGACACTGCTGCTCTGTTGCAGCATGCAATCCATTTACCATCCTCTGCGATTCCTGATGCCCTTGTCCATATGATGATGCCCAATCATAATAAATTGAAAGTCCTGACACCTGCTGATGTGGCTCGGCGCAGCGACGTTGCGGCTTCAGCCGCGGCCGTACCCGCTAGCCTGTCAGGTGCTCCCACGACTAGTGTGCAGCCCGCCGTACCCGGTGAGACTTGCGCTGACTCCGCTCCTGTAGACCTGACCCGGCGCAGTGACGTGGCAACTCCGGTTGCTGCCGTACCCGCTGGTCCGCCTTCAGTTGCCGACGATGTGCTCGATCTCAGCCGCAGTGACGTGGGCTCCGTGTCTAGTGAAGTGGTTGAGCATTGGACTGTGTCACAGATTCTTTCCCGGACTGGACTACCTGATTGTGACAAGTTTGCCAGTGTTGTTGATTTGGCTCACGCCCTCTTCACAATGACTGGTGCCACCCCAGAAGAAATTAATGCAGCCATCGACGCCACCATCGTCAAATGTGCTTCCGTCGAGGAGTGCTGTGCTGCAGTTCAGAAATGTCTTAAAGATGTGGCAATCACCAAACAGGGCTTTGCTCTGGGCAACTACTTCCCAGACTACCAGCCAAAGAACACCTGCACCGCAATTGTCCCGGTTGCTGACAAGGTGAAGATCAAAGAATTCGTGCCCGGCAGTACCCTGCGCGAGGCCATGGCTGGTATTGGGACGTATGTTGAAAAAGAGGTCCCAGTGACTGTTGACCGTGTTCGTCATGGTTTGTGCCCCGGAGGTGAACAAGCAGATTGGGCCATGGGTGACATCTGCAGAAAAATCCGCGATGAAATGCGGAATACATATGGGTATGGTTGGGACCCAGTTTATAGGTGGTACCCGGATGCACCGGCAGACCTCCTGGATATAATTGAGAAGGCAGAGACTGACTTCCTGGCCATGTGCGATGCGCAAGCGTCACTCGCCGGAATGAAGTGGTTTGCGGACAACTTTGATGTTGCCGCCCATGTTGCCAATTACTCCTGGGTACCCCAAATTGTGACCAAACAACCAAAAGTGGTCAAAGCCAAGCAGCCTGATCGCCGCCGCACGCCAACACCCGTTGCCCCGGCCCCGCCTGCTGAGCCTGAAGTCCCTGATTCTTGGGAAGACTTGGCCACAGAAGACCAACCAGTGGATCTGAGCCCCGCACCTGCAATGGTTGCTGGTGGCAATCCACAATTTGCCCCATTGACTTTTGGGGCGAAGGAGGCCTCATGGGGCTCAGAATGTGAAAGCATTGATCAGCCCCTGGACCTCAGTGTGAAAGGCAGCATTAAGTTCGGCCCGCCGAGCTCCCAAAATTCTGTCTGCCTGACTGACATGGAGTCAGTCGTGCTGGAGGACCCAGCACCAGCCTTATTGGCTGACGTGCCCTTGGACTTGAGCTGCTCCTCGGTCACGGTCTTTGACGCGGCTGCGTCGAACTCAAGCCCAGCTCAGTCGCCACCCGAGTCGGTGTTCGGCGACGAAGAAAAGCAAGTAATCAGGCCCCCAAAATCAGCTCAGGCCTTGATTGATGCTGGAGGTGACCTGGCTAAGCACCTCATAATAATAAAGAAAAGAGCCATGGACATGTGCCGTCAGGCATGTGATCCGAATTATGTGGACCACCCATCCTGTGTGATTTGGTGTGAAAGTATGTGGAATAGGCTTGACATGCTCACCTGGCACAACAAGTCCAAGTACCAGGCTTCTTATCAACTTGCTACTTTTGAGCAGTTCCTTCCACGTATGATTCAGGAAACTCCACCGCCACACCCGTGTCCCATAATGTGGGAGCCTGCATCGCCTCCGCGATCCAAGACTCCCAGTGTTGACCTCACCATCAGGTCAGGCGTGACGACACCCCGTTCTCGCGCCAGTTCCCTGCGGCAAGAGGAACAGAAAATTGATGCCGCTGGCGTTGCTGATGTAGCGCCCACCTCAGAAGATGAGGAAAAGCTCGCCCCCGAGCCACAGTTGGCCCAGCCAGCTACCCTCGCCGGCAAATGGAGGAACATCTTCCGGCGAGATCCAGCCGCCCAGGCTGAAAAGAAGAGTGAGGAAGTAACACCACCTCCCGAAACAACCAAACCGCCTGATGAAGGCGGGACCCCACCAGGGAATGACACCACCTGGTCTCGCATTGGGGCAAAATGCGGGGAATTTACCGACAAACTGTGCGGTAAGGTTTTTGAAATCACCTCCCATCTCCCTGCCTTCTTTGCCCGTGCCTTTCACTCTGGTGGTGGTTATACTGCAGGTGATTGGTGCTTTGCAGCTTTTGTTTTATGCTGTCTCCTGTTATGTTATTCATACTCGGCTTTTGGCTGTGCTCCCCTTTTGGGTGTGTTTTCCGGGTCTCCTCGGCGAACTCGCATCGGGGTTTTTGGTGTTTGGATGGCTTTTGCTGCTTTGCTTTTCCGCCCTCTTCAAGACCCAGTCGGCTCTGCTTGTGACAGTGATTCGCCAGAGTGTCGACGCCTGCTTTTGGCTTTTGAGCAGCTCCAACCTTGGAAACCTGTTCGCGGTCTTGTGGTGGGGCCCTTCGGCCTTACCGCTTCCCTTCTTGGTAAGCTTTTGGGCGGCCCACGGAATTTCTGGGCCATTTTGCTTCGCCTTATGTTTATGGCGGATGTTATTGCTGCTGGTGCCTATATTGTGGGACAGGGGCGTTGCAAAAAGTGCTGGGGCAGATGCATAAGAACTGCACCCCAGGAAGTGGCCATGAACGTGTTTCCATTTACACGGGCCACTAGACAGTCCCTTGTGGACATTTGTAACAGGTTTTGCAGCCCCAAGTTGATTGACCCTATTTTTGTTGCCACCGGTTGGCGCGGATGTTATATCGGTCAGTCCCCAATTGAGCAGCCCTCGTCCAAGCCTTTTACATATCAGAATTTGGACGAGAAGAAGATTTCTGCCACTACTATTGTGACCCCTCCCTATGACCCCACCCAGGCCATTAAGTGTTTGAAGGTGTTGCAAGCTGGTGGCGCCATTGCTGCCACCAAAGTGCCAGAAGTTACAAAGATTGACAGTGTCCCGTTCTTGGCCCCATTTTTGCCCAAGCTACCGGTCAATCCTGACGTGAAAATCGTCGTGGACACAGAGACCTTCACCTGCGCCATCCGTTCAGGCTATGATACATCAGCCCTGATCCTTGGTGAAGGGGATTTTGCAAAAGAGAATGGCATGAAAATCCAACAGCTGCAAAGACCATCTGGCGGTGCGACTTATGTCATGGCCGCCGTTCACGTTGCGGTTTGGATGGTGCTCCACATGCTGGCCGGCATTTATGTTATGCAGGTTGACCAGTGTGGAGCTGGCACACGCGACCCTTGGTGCTCTAACCCCTACAGTGTTCCTGTCTTTGGTTCTGGCACCCTTTGCTCCCGCGATTTGTGCATTTCCCCTAGTGGTTTGACTTTGCCTCTGTCAACCATTATTAAAGATTTTGGAGCAAGAGAGGCAGGTGTGATCGGCTTGGTTATTGCGTCCCTTGCCGTACTCGCACATAAAATGTCTATGAAATCTGACGCAGTGTTTGTGCTTGCAAGTTTGTTCTGCCATGTGCATCCCTTGCTTGCCTGGGTTGTTGCCTTGTTTCCCTTAACTTTGAAGTGGTTTTCTGCTCACCCATTCACCATTGTTTGGGTGATTTTCTTCTTGGTTACTTGCAACCCCGCCGCCGGCATTCTTGCTGGTGTTTTCTTGGTCCTTCTTTGGATCCTGGGACGGTTCACCCATGTTGCTGGCGTCGTCACACCTTATGACATTCACGCCTACACGAATGGACCGAAAGGTGCCTCAGCTCTCCTGACGGCACCCGAGGGTACCTACCTGGCCGCTGTGAGGCGTGCCGCCCTCACCGGACGCACTGTAATGTTCTGCCCCTCCAACGTCGGCAGCCTTCTTGAAGGTGCTTTCCGGACCCAGAAGCCCTGTCTTAACACCGTCAATGTCGTCGGTTCTTCCATGGGCTCTGGTGGTGTGTTTACATACAAGGGTAGGAAAGTCTGCGTAACCGCAACCCACGTGTTGTCCGGAAACGCAGCAAGGGTCACCGGCCCAGGGTATAATAGAATGTTGGAGTTTGAGACCTTCGGTGACTTCGCCATCGCGCAGTGCGACGACTGGCAGGGTACAGCCCCAAAAGCAGATGCTGTGCCCAAAAATTGGACTGGCCGTGCCTTCTGGCTCACGGCGACCGGGGTTGAGCCTGGTGTGATTGGCAAAGGTTACGCCTTCTGCTTCACCGCTTGCGGTGATTCTGGCTCCCCTGTCCTGACCGAGTCTGGTGACTTGATCGGTGTCCATACTGGCTCCAACAAACAAGGTGGCGGCATAGTCACAAGACCTGACGGCACCACCTGCAACATCGAGAATGTTGCTCTGAGTGAGCTCTCCAAGCATTTTGCAGGGCCACTCGTCCCACTGGGTGATATCAAGGTGGGACCACACATAATTGTTGATACCCATGATGTGCCATCTGATTTGTGTGCCCTTCTGGCCTCCAAACCCACCCTAGAAGGAGGCCTTTCAACAGTACAGCTGTTGTGTGTATTTTTCCTCCTGTGGAGGATGATGGGTTATGTGTACACCCCCATCATTGCTGTTCTGTTTTTCTGCCTGAATGAGATTCTCCCCGCGGTTCTTTGCCGCTCTGTTTTCTCTTTTGGCATGACAGCCTTGGCTTGGCTGTCCCCCTGGTCAGCTCAGGTTTTAATGATTCGGCTTTTAACAGCAGCCTTGAATCGAAATAAGCTTTCGCTACTGTTCTACGTGATTGGTGCGATTGCTGGATTTGTGTCGGACCTTTCCGTCACTGGCCTGAATACTGACATTACTGCAGCCATGAGTACCTATTGCTTTTTGCCGCGCTATTTGTGCTTGGAAACCCCTGTGCCTCTTGCAGTTGCTGCGGCAGTGCATTTTGTAGCTGTTGTGCTTTGGCTGTTTAAGTACCGCACGTTGCATAACGTGTTGGTAGGTGACGGACATTTTTCCGCCGCCTTCTTCCTGCGATACTTCGCGGAAGGAAAACTCCGACAAGGAGTGTCCCAGTCATGTGGGATGACAAATGAATCACTGACAGGTGCCCTCGCCTGCAATCTCAGTGAGGATGACTTGGCATTTCTCACCCGCCTGACAGATTTTAAGTGCTTTGTTTCAGCTTCTAACATGCGAAATGCAGCACAACAATATATTGAGGCGGCCTATGCCAAAGCCCTGCGCATTGAACTTTCTCAGCTTGTGCAGGTTGACAAAATGAGGGGAGTACTGGCAAAACTCGAAGCATTTGCTGACACCGCGACCCCGTCACTGAATGTGGGCGACGTGGTAGTGCTCATCGGTTCCACACCGGTGGGTGAAGTGTTTGAGACCATGGTTGGTTCTGTCAAACACGCCGTCCAGGCAATCGAGACAAGAACTCTTGCCGGGACAAAAATGACTGTGTGCAAGGTGGTTGACCCCAAACCTGTGCTCCCAGAAAGAAAAGTGGCCCTGCCTGTTCCTGCCACAATGCTGGAGAACGACTCCGGCAATCGTGCAGGAGGTAGAGGTGATGATGAAGACGATCCTGATCGCTACCACAACCTCCTGAGGCAGAAGAGAAGGGCTTGGACCAAAGTCTCTGAACATGACATTGATGGGGTCCGGGTTTACAAAATGTGGGACAAGAACACCGGCGACACGGTTTACTGCCGCGCCCCTGCCCACGATGACCGCTTCAACACCACAGTCATTGGAAAACACGGCTATGTTGAGGGTGCTTCACCAAAGACCCTCCCACACCCATCTAAACTCAAGGTGGTCAGGACCAAGTGGATAGCCGGAGAAGAACTTGCCACCTGCAGAGACATCGATACAGGTGACATGTGGTCCATCCCAGTTGATGAATTGCCCTCAGGCGTCAAATGGGAAATTTGTGAGGGAAGTCCCCTGGAGGCAGCCAGATTGAACATTGAGCAGGCCCTAACTAACATGGGCACTGGCAAGGATCTGACGGCTCAGGAAGTTGAAAAACTCAAGAGGATCATTGAGCAGCTCCAGGGTTTGACAAAAGAGCAGGCTTTAAACTGCTAACCGCCAGCGGCTTGACTCGCTGCGGCCGCGGCGGTTTGACAATATCAAAAGCGGCGATGAAGATTGTGAAGTACCACTCCCGGACTTTCAGTCTTGGTGATGTGAATTTGAAAGTGACTACCAAACTTGAGGCTGTTAGAGCTAAACCGCACGGCCATCTTGTCGTAGCCGAGCTCCAAGATGATGCCGTTGTGCTGCTCCGGCCCAGTCCACCTTCACTGATTGATGTTCTCATTGCTGGACAAGACACACAGCCTAGCCTCTGTGCCAATCACGGCCCCGGCAACTCTGGTGTTGACGGGAGCCTGTGGGATTTTGAGACACCTCCCACAAAAGAAGAACTGGAATTGAGCAAGCAGATAATTCAGGCTTGCGACGCCCGGAGGGGCGACGCCCCACAACTGCCACTCCCGTACGTGCTTCACCCAGTGCGCGGAGATCCAGTTAGGGTGAATGGTGTCCTGAAAAATACCAGGTTTGGAGACCTTGAGTACAAAACACCCATGGACACCAAAGATCCAGTTCATGCAGCAGCTTGCTACACCTTGAACACAACACCTGTGCTTGACGGCAAGTCTGTGGTAGCCACGACCATTCCGGCTGGCTTTGAATTGTATGTTCCAACCATACCATCCTCTGTCCTTGATTACCTTGACAAGAGGCCAGATTGCCCTCTTATGCTCACAGAACATGGTTCAGCTGCTGCTGCAGCCAAAGATTTGGCAAAATATGACTTGTCCACCCAAGGATTTGTCCTGCCTGGAGTGCTTCGCCTCGTGCGCAACTACCTCCACGGCCACGTCGGGAAATGCCCGCCGATCCACCGGCCTAGCAATTACCCGGCAAAGAATTCCCAAGCAGGGATAAATGGAAATCGCTTCCCAACACGCGATATCCAGGGAATTCCAAATATTGATGAGCTCTGTGCACAGGCTGTGCGCGAGCAGTGGCAGACTGTTACACCCTGCACCCTAAAGAAACAGTACTGCTCAAAGAAAAAGACTAGGACCATATTAGGGACTAACAACTTCATAGCCCTGGCCCATCGGGCGGCTCTTAGCGGGGTCACCCAAGGCTTTATGAAGAAAGGATTGAATTCCCCCATAGCACTGGGGAAGAATAAATTTAAAGAGTTGAGCCAAGATGTCTGCGGACGGTGCTTGGAGGCTGACCTGGCCTCCTGTGACAGATCCACCCCCGCCATTATAAGGTGGTTCACAGCAAACTTGCTGTATGAACTGGCATGCTCGCCAGAGGCTCTCAACTCTTATGTGCTGAATTGTTGCCACGATGTCGTGTCGACGCAAAGTGGTGCTGTCACCAAACGGGGCGGCCTTTCATCCGGCGACCCCATTACATCCATATCCAACACGGTGTACAGCCTTGTGATTTATGCTCAGCACATGATTCTTTCCTTTCTGAAATCCGGCCATAGCTTTGGCCTGTTGTACCTCCAGGGCCAATTGAAGTTTGAGGACATGCTGCAGGTGCAGCCTCTCCTAGTCTACTCAGATGATTTGGTGCTCCATTCTGAGTCAACTGTCATGCCCAACTATCACTGGTGGGTTGAGCACCTGGACTTGATGCTTGGCTTCAAGACCGACCCAAAGAAGACTTGTGTGACTGACAGTCCCAGTTTTCTGGGATGCCGAATCCTGAACAAGCGGCAACTGGTTCCTAATCGGGACAGGATTCTGGCGGCCTTAGGATATCACATGAAGGCCACAAATGTATCAGAGTACTATGCCTCTGCCGCCGCAATTTTGATGGATGCCTGTGCTTGCATAGAGTATGATCCAGATTGGTTTGAGGACCTAGTCGTGGGGATTGCACAGTGCGCCAAGAAGGATGGGTACAGTTTCCCTGGTCCCTCCTTTTTCATGTCAATGTGGGAAAAGTTGAGGTCTAATTATGAAGGTAAGAAAGGCCGAGTCTGTGGCATCTGCGGGGCTGTTGCCCCGTATGCATCTGCCTGTGGACTGGATTTGTGCACATACCACACGCACTTCCATCAACATTGTCCAGTCACAATCTGGTGTGGTCACCCAGCAGGCTCAAAGACTTGTGACCAGTGCCTGAACCCTACCGCACCCGGTAGGTCCGACCTTGACAAGGTGCTACGAGAAGTACCATACAAACCACCACGCACAGTGGTGATGAAAGTTGAGTCTGGTCTCACTCTGCTCGACCCCGGTCGATACCAGACCCGGCGCGGCTTGCTCGCCGTCCGCCGAGGAGTGAGAGGAAATGAGGTTGATCTTCCTGATGGGGAATACCAGTGCACCCCCCTTCTGCCAACCTGTAAAGATATTGACATGGTTGCTGTCCATCGCAACGTCATGACCAGCAAATTTGTCATCGGACCTCCAGGGTCCGGAAAAACCCATTGGCTCCTGTCCCAGGTCCAAGATGGTGATGTAATTTATACACCTACACACCAAACTATGCTTGACATAATTAGAGCATTGGGCACCTGCAGATTCAATGTGCCCGCTGGGACGACACTTCAATTCCCAGCACCTGCTAGGCATGGACCATGGGTGAGAATACTTGCTGGAGGTTGGTGTCCAGGTAAGAAATCATACTTGGACGAGGCTGCCTACTGCAACCACCTCGATGTGTTGCGGATATTGTCAAAAACGTCACTCACGTGCTTGGGTGATTTTAGGCAGCTCACCCCTGTGGGGTTTGAAAAGCACTGTTTTGTGTTTGACATGATGCCTCACACTCAACTCACCACAATCTGGAGGTTTGGACAAAACATCTGCTCGGCTATTCAGTGTGAGTATGAAAAAGAGCTCCTCTCCAACGCACGCCATACCCGCGTTGTGTTTGTGAGCAGACCTGTTGCCTATGGCCAGGTGCTCACCCCGTACCATCGGGATAGAGAGGATGGCGCCATAACAATTGATTCCAGCCAAGGCGCCACATATGACGTCGTGACAGTTCATCTGCCGACACCTGGGTCCCTTAACCGGCCCCGCGCGCTTGTAGCAATTACACGCGCCAGACATGCTCTTTTCATCTATGATCCGCACAAGCAGATGGAGAAATTTTTCCCCTTGAAAGAACAGGGGACCCCGTGCAACATCGTTGTCACTCGCGATGATGCATTGGTGGTTTTGGACAGAAATAACAAAGAGTGCACAGTTGCCCAAGCTCTAGGCAACGGGGACAAATTTAGAGCTACTGACATGCGTGCGGTCGACGCACTGCGCGCTGTCTGTGCGGACCTTGAAGGTTCGAGTTCACCACTCCCTAAGGTCGCACGAAACCTCGGATTTTACTTTTCACCTGATTTGACTCAGTTTGCAAAGCTCCCCGAGGAACTGGCACCTCATTGGCCAGTTGTAACCTGCAAAAATGACCCAAACTGGCCGGACCGATTGGTGGCTAGTCTGCGCCCTATTGACAAGCTCTCTTGTGCGTGTCTGGGTGCCGGGTATATGGTGGGGCCGTCTGTCTTTCTTGGCATCCCAGGCACTATCTCGTACTATCTCACGATGTACATCAAGGGAGAGCCACAGCCCCTGCCAAAAACCATCTTCTCCACCGGCCGAATAGAAATTGATTGCAGGGAATTCCTTGATGATAAGGAAAGAGAGGTTGCTGCCAAAATGCCTCATGCCTTCATCGGGGAGACCGTCGGCACAACTGTCGGCGGATGCCACCATATTACATCCAAATACCTGCCTAGAAATCTCCCGCAGGACTCGGTGGCAATTGTGGGGGTAAGCGCCCCCGGAAAGGCAGCAAAAGCTCTGTGCACGTTAACTGACGTGTACTTGCCTGATCTCGAGCAGTATCTCGAGCCAGAAACCCAGTCTAAGTGCTGGAAGGTCAGTGTCGACTTCAAACCCAGTCGCCTGATGGTTTGGAGGGGCAAAACAGCCTACTTCCAAAATGAGGGCAAGTATTTCACCTTCCACGCCCTCGCAGCGTACGCACAATACATCCAGGTCCCCTCTAAGGCAGTTGTGTACGCGGACCCTTGCCTGGGTCCAATTGAGGTGAACAGAAAAACAATAGGGGACTCAAACTGGGGCGCCGACCTGGCCATTACACCCTATGATTACGGTGCCCCAGTGGTGCTAACTTGCACCGATGCGGACGATATGCCCGCGAGATTTAAATTAATTGGCATGGCCGGGTTTGGGGTTGAGGACCCCGTTTGCACCGCCACGCGTACTGATTACGCCCATCTTTATCAGTACTTGCCTGGCGATTGGAAGGACCACAACCAGCGAGCAGAGGCTCTGCTCATTAGGAAAACTTATCACAGCCGTGTGTCCTCCCTAATTTGTAATTTTCCACCTGGAGCTGTGATTAAACCGGTGCTTGGGTCCACCGAAAACCTTGACCTAACACGTGCACAGGTTTATTCCTGGCTCACTGTGCACTAGTATGAAATGGGTAGCCTTTGGTCCAAGATTGGCCAGCTCTTTGTTGATGCCTTCACAGAGTTCTTGGTCTCTATTATTGACATTGTCATTTTTCTTGGAATTCTTTTCGGGTTCACTATCGCAGGCTGGGTTTTGGTCTTTTTCATCAGACTGGTTTTCTCCGCGATTTTCCGTGCGCGCTCTGCCGTTCACGCTCCCGAACTACAGAAGGTCCTATGATGGCTTGTTGCCCAACTGCAAGCCGGATATACCCAGATTTGCCAGCAAGCACCCTTTGGGGATGTTTTGGCATGGCCAGGTATCCCGCCTGATTGATGAAATGGTGTCCCGCCGCATTTATCGCACCATGGAGCAGGCCGGGCAGGCAGCCTGGAAGCAGGCTGTCAGTGAAGCCACCCTCACGCGAATTTCCAGCCTTGATGTTGTGGCTCACTTTCAACATCTTGCGGCGGTGGAAGCGGATAGCTGCCGCTTCCTTGCGTCACGGCTTGTGATGCTAAAGAATTTGGCCATTGGAAATGTTACCATATTGTATAACACCACATTGGACAGAGTTGAAGCCATTTTCCCTACCCCAGAATCGAGGCCCAAGTTGACCGATTTTAGGCAATGGCTAGTGTCCGTGCACGCCTCTATTTTTGCCTCGGTTGCCTCTTCTGTCACACTATTTGTAGTGTTGTGGCTTCGAATTCCACAGCTACGCTCTGTTTTTGGTTTCCATTGGCTCACGGCAACGTAAGTTTTCAGTTGACCGTCAATTACACCATTTGTCCGCCTTGCTTGACCCGGCAAGCGGCCGCCCAATCCTACGAACCCGGTAGGAGTATGTGGTGCAAAATAGGGTATGATCGTTGTGAAAACGACGATTATGATGACCTCGAGTTTGCCATTCCACCTGGTTATGACAACCAGCATCTCGAGGGGTATTATGCATGGCTTGCTTTTTTGTCCTTTTCCTATGCAGCACAATTTCATCCCGAGCTGTTCGGGATAGGCAATGTCACGCGAGTTTATGTGGATAAAAAGCACCAGTTCATCTGCGCAGAGCATGATGGGCAAAATTCCACCATAAGGCAGCATACCAATGCTACCGCCTTGTATGCTGCCTATTACCATGACCAGGTGGACGGCGGCAACTGGTTTCACCTAGAATGGCTTCGGCCCTTCTTTTCCTCCTGGTTGGTGCTCAACATTGCCTGGTTTCTCAGGCGTTCGCGTGCAAGCCATGTTTTAGTACAAGTCTCTCCGACATCAAAACTAACACCACCGCCGCAGCAGGCTTCGCCGTCATCCAAGACATCGAGTGCATGCGCTACCACTGGAATCCCAACACGATGGCGCCTGGCTCGCCCATTCGTAAGCGCCCGCAATGCCGCACTGCGATTGGCACTCCGCAGTATATCACCATAACTGCTAATGTCACGGATGAGGCGTGTTTATACAACTCTGATTTGTTAATGCTGTCGGCCTGCATGTTTTATGCGTCGGAGATGAGTGAAAAAGGATTTAAGGTGGTGTTTGGGAATGTGTCTGGCGTGGTCTCAGCATGCGTCAACTTTACCGATTACGTCCAGCACATTACCCAGTTTACAAAGCAAAGCCTTGCTGTTGACCACATACGCCTACTGCATTTCTTAACACCCGAGGTTATGCGGTGGGCCACAACCATCGCGTGTGTGGTCGCCATACTCCTATCCATATGACATGCTTGAGGAGTTGGGTCGCATTGGCGATGCGACCATCCTGCTTGTTTTGGCTTTCTTTGTTGTTTATAGGGTGGTCTTGTCCCGTTTCTGTTGCAGCAAACAGCAACAGCAGCTCGACATTACAATTGATATATAATATGACATTATGTGAGCTGAATGGGACCGACTTCCTGGCCAACAAGTTTGACTGGGCAGTTGAGAGCTTTGTGCTCTTCCCCGTGTTTACACACATTGTCTCCCGGGGATTCATGACCACCTCCCACCTCTTGGACACCATCGGCCTAGCCACTGTCACCATCTCAGGCTACTGGCACCAGAGGTACGTGCTGAGTTCAATTTACGCGGTCTGCGCCTTTGCCGCGTTCTGTTGCTTCTTAGTGCGTGTAATTAAAAATTGCATGAGCTGGAGATACTCATGCACCAGGTTCACCAACTTTATCCTGGACACAAAAGGCCACCTGTTCCGCTGGAAGTCCCCCATTCTAGTAGAGCGAGCAGGTAAAGTTGAGGTGGATGGACACCTCATAGATGTGAAACATGTCATCATAGAGGGCACAAAAGCTAAACCAGTGACAAGAGTGCCGGCTGAACAATGGGGGTCAGCCTAGATGACTTCTGCCTTGATTCCACGGCAGTCCAAAAGGTCTTACTGGCGTTTTCCATCACTTACACCCCAGTAATGATCTATGCCCTAAAGGTCTCACGCGGCCGCCTTTTGGGCATTTTACACCTCATCATCTTCCTGAACTGTGCATTCACGTTCGGGTACATGGTGTTCGCGCACTTTAGCGCGACCAACCGCGTGGCGCTCACTATGGGAGCGGTAGTCGCACTCCTCTGGGGTGTGTACAGTGCCATAGAAACCTGGCGATTTGTCACCGCCAGATGCCGGCTGTGCTTCTTAGGTCGGAAGTACATCCTGGCCCCTGCCCACCACGTTGAAAGTTCCGCAGGTCTTCATCCCATCCCAGCATCGGATAACCACGCCTTTGTTGTGAGAAAGCCCGGCCTAACCAGCGTCAACGGAACACTAGTGCCCGGGCTCAGAAACCTCGTGTTGGGCGGCAGAAGGGCTGTGAAGCAAGGAGTGGTAAACCTTGTGAAGTATGCCAAATAATAACAAACGGCAACAGCCCCGCAAAAAGGGGAATGGCCAGCCAGTCAATCAGCTGTGCCAGCTGCTTGGTCAAATGATCAAGCAAAACCGTCAGAATCCAAAGGGAGGACGGGCCAAAAATAAGAAAAAGCCCGAGAAGCCTCATTTTCCTTTGGCTGGCGAAGATGACGTCAGACATCACTTTACCCCTGGTGAACGCGGCCTATGCCTGGCGTCTATCCAAACCGCCTTTAATCAAGGCGCCGGGGTTTGTACTCTTACAGACTCCGGAAGGATTGCATACACTGTGGAGTTTAGTCTGCCTCATCAGCACACGGTGCGCCTCATCAGGGCCACCTCGCCTTCATTGGCACAGAGTTAAAATTAGGATGTGACATCTCCCAGTTTTAAGTGCAGTCTCTTCCAAAGACAGGTGAATGGCTCTGATTGGCATTGAGCCTCTAAGTCACCTATTCGATTAGGGCGACCGTATGGGGGTTGAATTTAATTGGCGAGAACCATGCGGCCGAAATTAAAAAAAAAAA